CCTGACTTAACCATCAGCGGAACTATATATACACGGGCGTCTACATTAATGGGTGCTATTACGCCACTTCCATAATTGGTGTCCATCACAACACCACTACCTGTAATGTATGAACGATATGTCTCTGCTGAGCCACCTTTAGGGCAGGATTTTTCCAGATACACATGACCTTTAATCGGAATAAAGCTATCCGAGAAGTAGGCATCTCCGCCAGTTGCAGTGCCGTTTGCTACAAACTTGCCATTGTCAAGCTTTGTAAATGTAACACCGTTCACTGTATAGTTTGGGCGAAAATTGTTAAGGTTAACAACCTGATTAAACACGATAGACCTACCACCAACATTCTTAACCGACATCAGCTTTGCCCCTGTAGGCACTGTCTTTGCGTATGCCGTTTCACTGTCCGTTTCAAATTTGTGTGTCACACCATTGCCCATATCGTATAACGCATTTACCCTACGTTGTAGTTCCTTGTCTGTTAGTTTCACGTTAACTATCTCAGCCGTGTTTTCAGCTATCTTTCCAACCGCCGTTACATAATCATCAGGCAAACTGTCAGCCACCGCCTGTGCTGTCTGTGCGGCAGTTTCGGCAGCAGTTCTGTCCTCTGCGACCTTAGCGGCATTTTCTGCCACTGTCGCCTTGTCAACCGTGACCTGTTCCGCCATTTCCTGCACCGCCTGTCTATCTGCCGCAGTGCTGTCAGCGCAGGTCTTAGCAGTTTTTGTGTATCCTGCCGTTATTGTCTTGTCGGCTTCGGTCTGCTGTGCTGCCGTTGACGCCTGAGCTGCGGATATCTTAGCGGCGTTCTGCGCTGTGACCGCCTCTGCACGTGCGGTTTCTGCGCCCTGCCTTGCAGTGTCTGCCTGTGTAGCGGACGTTTCAGCCGCTGCCTTTGCGGTTTCAGCACGGCTTGCCGCCTGCGTTGCCGTATCGGCTGATACTCCTGCGGTGGTAGCTGATTTCTCAGCGTTTTCAGCCGCTGTTGTCGCTGTTTCTGCAGCGGTGACGGCTGTCTGCATATCTGCGTGTGCCTGTCTTCCTATGGCGTCTATGCGGTCTAGTGCGTCAGTTGCCACACTTGGTGACGGTACTGCATTATCGCCTATAGCCGCACCGATTCTCAGACGGAATATGCGTGATTTTTTCAGCAGTATGTACTCCTGCCCTGAAAGTTTTTTTGCACATAGCTGACAGCTGACTGTCTGCGCTGACCGCAGTATGTCAGCCGTAGGTGTCCACTGTCCGCCTGTGATATCGACCTCATACGTCACGCCATCGCCATAGTCGATAGTCAACACATAGCGGTCTGCGCCGTCTATCTCCATGCCCTCGACCGACACAGGTCTGGCATTTGTTTCACCTACATATCCTAGCAGGGCTGTTGATGTCATTGCGTTGTAATTTTCGTCCAATCTGATTACCATTTCTGCACCCCCTATACGATTGCTATGTAGTCTATGCTGTACGTTCCTGCAGGCACGTTGACAGTGGTTGCGCCATTGCTAGGACCCATGCAGAT